GTTCTTGCCGCTCAGTTGCGCGCTGTTGAAGATGCAATCATCAACGGTGACATCACTGGCACACACATGGACGCTGACACAGTTGCTGCAAGCTCCAACCGTAAGGCTTGGAAGGGTCTTCGTAAGCTCGCTCTCGAAGCAAGCTCGACTGTTTCCTTCTCTGGCGCTGGCGTCACCAAGACTGGATTGGACGCAATGCGTAAGTTGATGGGCAAATACGGCACGAATCCAAAGGAACTCGCTTGGGTTGTTGGACCTTCGGCGTACGCTCAGATGTTGAACATCGACGAAGTTGCTACTGTTGAGAAGTTCGGCCCACAAGCAACTATCCTCAGCGGCGCTCTCGCAGTGTTCCGCGGTATCCCAATCATCGTGAGCGAGTTCATTCGTGAAGACCTCAACGCTTCTGGCGTTCAGGACGGCACAACTGTGAACAGAACTGTTGCTCACCTTGCTAACATTCGCCGCTTCTACTTGGGCCGCCGTCGTCCAATCCGCGTCAAGGTTCAGCAAGACGCTCGTGCAGAGTACGATCGTTGGCAGTTGGTTTCGTATCAGCGCGTTGACTTCAAGGGTCACAAGCAAGCTGGTCAAACCTACGCTGGCGGTGAAACATCTTCTGAGCGTTCATCGGTTCTCGGAATCAACATCCTCGCTTGATGAACTTAAGCAAGGTATGATGGGAGCAGCTTAATCCGCTGCTCCCTTTTTTTGTGCTTTGGAGTCACCCAATGACTGTGGTCAATCTTCCACTGGTTCAAATTAAACAATTTGAAACGACCACGTTGTTTCAACTCAGGACAGTTTCCCCAGGGAAATATTCGATTCCTCTGATGATCGAAGGCAACTCGATCCTTTCCAGCCTTTTGGTTACGGAAGTTGAGCGCGGAGCTTCGATTACGGTCAATTATTACCAGACGACAACAGGCGACGAATTGTCCGAACGAACGAACTTAGTCAGCCATCAATCAAAAACTCTAGGTTCAGATAAAGCTGAGACAATCGTCGTTTCCAAAGTTCACTTCAAACCAGTCGTTGAAGTAATCATTGAAAACGGAAACGTGACTTTCGGATTGATGGCAACGATGGTCACCAGCTTTACCTCTGACCTTGAGCAGTCACTGTTCTCGGATGGCTATAGAATCAACGGCATCGAGCGCGGAATGCCGTTAATGTCTATGGACGAGGCGACCGGGCAAATGAAGTTCATTCGTTCTCGTGGTGGTTATTTAATTCCAACAGACTCCCAAGGAACCCAAGTTCATTTGAATCATACCGACAGGCTGGACCCCAACAGTCACAAGCAAGTTTATCGAAAACAACAGCTCAAAAAATCCTTAAAAATATCTCAATTCACCATCGTTTCTGATTCAGATTATCGAGTTATTTTGAGAATAAATGGTTCTCTTGCTTTGTCGGCAAAGGTAAACCAGTATCATACAATTGGCGATCAACACATTGATCCGTTTCGCGTTGTGCCCCAAAATTCTTTGATTTCAGTTGATGCGGAACGATTCGGCGAATCCGGTTCTGGTGTGCTTGATGTGTATATTCGAGGCTACGAGTTCACGAACCTAGAGGATGAAGAAATGGCAAGCTTAACGAAAGTCGTTTACAACGCAACTGGTTCTCTCATCCTTCCGTTTAAGGCAATCGCTTGGGAAGACAACAATTCAGTTACCCTGGCTGACGCTGACGGTATTGGAGTCGATGACTTCGCTGGAATCACTCAAGATGGAATCGCCAACCTTGGTTATGGAATCATCCATAAACTTGGTGAAGTTCCAGACGCCTTGATTGGCATGGGCGCAGTCGCTGGACAACCTGTTTACCTTTCCACCAGACCTGGAGAACTGACACTCACTCCACCAGCGACAGGAACTGTTTTCCGTATCGGACGCGCAGAGCCACCAAGTGGAGCGCATTCCGGTGAAGCAACTTCGCTGTTTATCGACCCACAAGTCATTGCTGAGGGATGAAATGAAAGAAGAAAAAAGAAAAATATTCATCGAAGGAATGTCGGTGGATAAAATAAAAGATGACCAAAAATTGGAAGACTTCTTTCAAGAATTTGATGATAAGGTATTCCGAGTTGCTGACAAGAAGTTTGCAGCGCTGTGTAAAAAATACGACAAGAAAGCGACCATAACGATTCTTGTCAAATTCGAGGAGCAATGAGGATGGCTAGTGTAAATTATCAGTTGTTGATTTGGGACGGCGTGAAGCAAAAGCGCGTTGATTCTGAAGTAATCGAACTCAAACTTGGCAAACTTGCCCTTGGCGTCTTTACCGACGTCGAAGCAGCTTTGTCGCAAGAAATTGCAGACCGTCAAGCAGCCGTGTCTGCTGAGGCTTCAGCTCGTTCAGCGGCTGACTCGGCTCTTGATGCTGCTCTTACTCAAGAAATTGCAGACAGAACTCAAGCTGTTGCTGACGAGGCGTCTTCCCGTCAAGCAGCTGATGCTGCACTGAGCACGAGCCTGGACGCTGAAGCAAGCAGAGCACTCGCTGCTGAGCAAGCTCTTGATGCAAAGGTCGACCAAGAAATCGCTGACCGCGCTGCTGGCGACGCAAGCACGTTGGCATCTGCTCAAGCATATGCAGACCAAAAGATCACTGACTTGGTTAACGCTGCCCCTGGCACATTGGACACGCTCAAAGAAATCGCTGACGCAATCGCTAATGACGCGAACATCGCTGCGACATTGACGGCTGCAATTGCTGGCGTTCAGGCTGAAGTTGACGCCGAAGAAATTCGCGCGGCTGCTGCTGAAGCTGTTTTGGCTTCTGATATTGCTGGCCACGAAGCTCGTCTTGATGTGATGGACATCATCGACACGACGTTGCAATCGACTGTTTTTGAGAACAATGCTGGTGTCTACGCTGATGCCCGCCCTGGAACTCAAGACGCTGGTCATCGTGAAGGCTGGTATTTTAAAAACGCTGGCCCAGTTAACTCTGCTCAAAACAAGTTCAACTGGTATTTCTTTGATGGTGTTGCTGAAAACGTAACTCTCGGAGACTTTTCTGGTTACGCAATTTTGACCATGGACAGCTTGGTCAGCAAGCCCCACATGGCCATTTATACCACTCCACAAGCTTCCGGAAACGCGGCAAGCTGGTACCGTTCAAAGAAAGTCTTCATCATTGACCCAAGCGCGTCTGTAGTGGCTGGCAAAAAATACCTCATGTACTTTGGAACTGACCCCAAAGTTCACCCAGAATTGCCTCGCTTGCCGATGGTTCTTGCAGGTTCGCCATCTGCTCCTGTCGGCCCATTGGCTGATAATGAGCGCATTTTGACAGCCGTCATCGGTTCAGACTCGGGAACTGCTATCGGGAATTGCGAAACCGTGGTTGAAGCTCTTGGTGTTTATTCGCCAAGCGTCAAGCGCAAAACATCGCTCAAAATTCGCAAAGCATCTGTTGCCGAATTGCTAGCTGCAAGCGCATCTGCAACTTCTGCTGTTTCTGCTGAGCAGACTCGTGCGTTGGCTGCTGAAGCGACCCTTCAAAGCAATATCAACTCGTTGACGACCGTTGTTAACAACCTCAAGTTTGTTGACAAAACTGCTGCCGTTGCTGTTGTTGCTGGACAAATCTGCTACGTCAAACCAGACGGCCAAGTTGCACTTGCTGCTGCTGGTGTTGACCTTTCTGACGCTCAACTCATGATCGCTGTTGCAAGCCTTGCTTCTGGTGCAAGCGGCAAGTTTGTAGTGGTCGAGGGAACTGTCGTTGGCGGTTATTCTGGATTGACAGCTGGCAAGAAGTATTTCGTTTCGAGCACTGCTGGTAGCATTGCGGCAAGCACTGCTGGTTTCTCGGCAGGTCACTCGGTGTATAGTGTTGGTAGAGCTATCTCTGCAACAGAGATTGCATTTGCTCCTATGTACGAGTTCGAATACTGAGATAACAGAGGGGCGGAAAAAATCCGCTCCTCTTCTTCTGCAAGGATTGCTGCAATGACTCAACGAATTTTATTGGTTGATGACGAAACAGCCAAGAAAACAACACAATCAATCAGCTCGCTTGTTGCCCCTCGGACTTCAGCCAATTTAGCTCTTGCGCAGGACGGCACCATAACGATTCAAGCTGACAGCACAGAAGAGCAGATTGTTGTTGGTTCGTCGGTCATGGGTGGCGTAACTCTTTCACCAGCTCTTTTTTCCTCTGTTCAGCCCGGAAGAGGGAAGCGCATTGTCCTAGTCGGAAACAGCAACACTTCACCAATCACGATTCTGAACAGTTCACCAGCATCATCAAAACAAGCTATTCTCAAAGAAGATGCTGTGCTCGGCTTGGGAAAAACTATCAGCTTAGTCTACATTGAGACTTTGGACGTTTACGTTGAAACATCGAGGAGCATTTAAATGAAACTCAAACTTGTTGAACTTGACCATCTCGTTGTCTTTCTTGAACCAAAGTATGTTCTCATTGAAGGCGAAATTGAAGTCTCCGACGCTGAAGGTCACAAGCTGCTCGGTCTTTATCCTGGCAAGTTGGAAAAGCTTGAAGAGAAGAAAGTCGCTGCACCGAAAGCAAAGGTGCTCGCAGAGGTGGTGAAGGATGAGCCTAAACTCTAATGCACTCTGCACAATTGCTCAGTGCAAAATTTATTTGGACATCGCGTCGACTGACACGTCTCAAGACGCTCGCCTTGAGCAATTAATCAACGTCTCGTCATCAATGATTGAGAACTATCTTGATCGTAAACTCATATATAATCAGTACGTTGAGTTGCATGATGGCCGTGTGAACGACCGCTTGCTGCTCAAAGAATGGCCCGCTGAAAAGCCTTCTGAAATTCGCTCAGACACGTTGTGGTCTTTCGACAATACGTCAATCATGCCCCCAGAGAATTATGTTATTGACCAAGAGACAACGGTCGTGCTCAAGGGATATTATTTCCCAAGAGGCAATCGAAACATCAGAGTGACTTATTATGCCGGATACAAGAGTCCTGTTTCTGGTGGCGGTGGCTTTCCGCTCCCAGCAGAACTTAATCAAGCAGCCATTATGCTCGTCGCGTGGCAATACCACATTCGCGCTGACAGGCGTCTCGGCATTGCTTCAAAGGGCAAGCAGGGCGAGTCAATTTCTTATGTCAAAGGTCTTCCGGCTGAAATTGCGCTGATGCTCGATTTGCATTCGAGGCTTGAATTGCCGTTTACCTCAACGGCGATTGGCAACGGATGATCCGCTCAGACGCCAAAGCACTTGAAGCTCGCATCATGGCAAAGCTCGAAAAGTTCTTGCCACAGAGTGAGAAGATTCCTCCTGTCTTGCACAGGATTGGTGCTTTGCTGCGCACTGAGATGATCATGAACGCCACAAGGAAGAACATCGTTGACACTGGCGCTTTAAAGAACTCAATCAACTATGAGATTGAAGGCACGACCGTTTCGGTTGGTTCTTTCGGTGTTCCTTATGCCAAATACCACGAGTTCGGCGCAAACCTCGGTCCTGCTGGAATGAGGGCCATGTTTGCTGCCATGAAGGCGCGAAAGGTAGCTTCTGCCAAAAGATATAAAGACAAAAACGTGGTGGTAAACCA